TTGATTGGAATAATACTGATGATGTTTATATAGGTGGTGGAGATACCAATCGTTATCTTAATGGTTTGATTAGATTACCAGTAATACTTAATACAGTAGTTACACAAGCTTTTATAGATAAATTTTACCAAGAAACATTCATACAATAAAGATTAACGAGGAAAAACAATGGAAGCAATAAAAGATTACACTAAAATAACAGATGAACAAATTACAGCAGAAATTATGGCTGAGTACAAAGCTAAGAAATTAGTTGAACAAGAAGCACAAAGAAAACAATTATTTTATGATGCAAAAGAAAAAGATTATGAAGCAGCAAGAGTAATTGCAGCAGAAGCAATCACAGTATTAAATGCTAAATGGCAAGCAGCAGAAGATAACAACTTCACTATTTAAATAATACGAGGTTACAATGAGCAGTATAACTATGAAACAAGGAGAAGCAAAGACAATCACTTTCACTGTAACAGATAGTGATGGTGTAGCAATAGATTGCTCTAGCACAACTTTAAGTTTCGTAGTTGTAGAACAATCAGGGCAACCCGCAAAAATAAGTAAAATAGATGGAGATTTTAATAAAACTAATGCAGCAACTGGTATTTTATTATTACCTTTAAACGACACAGATTCAGACATTCCAGCAATGCTATACGTTTCACAATTAAAAATAATTTTCAATTCAACTAATATAGATAAAAGTGTGGATATAGATTTCACAATTGAACGGAGTGCTATTTAAATGAACACATACGAGAAAGAGGAGTTTGGAACAATGAAAAGTGATATAAGTTGGATTAAAGAAGCCAACAAGCAACAGAATATAAACATTAAAGAACAATCTCAAAACATTAAAGAATTAAGTGAAAAACTTGACACTATTAGTAATGAATCCCAAAATAAATTCGCATGTAAAAAAACAGAAGAAATGGTAGCTTTATTAAACAAAAAGATAGCATACGGTAGTGGAGCAATAGCTGTCATACTTATAATAATAGAATTAGCAACGAGGTATTTATAATGGGATTTTTTAATATGTTCAATACAAAAGGCGTAGATATGAATGAAAGCACTAATAGTAGTCAAGAAATGATTTACAATGAGGGTTCTGGTATTCATAAAGCGTATATACCAGAATTTCTATACAAACCCCCGTTCGGTTATCCTCGTAAAGATAACGTGGTATTAATGCGTGAATTAGCTAAGAATCCTTACATTTTTAGTGTTGTTAAAACTTTGTGTGACGAAGCGGCATCTACACCTTACGATATTGTACCTAAGAAAGATGTTACTATGACTCCTGAATTAGAAAAACTTAGGATGGAGATATTAGATTTCTTTGATAATCCTAACAGTAACAAAGAATCTTTCAAACAAATCCTTAGGATGATGGTTAAAGATATATGTGAAGTGGACGCAGGATTAATCGTTAAAGCATATAACGAATTTGGCGATTTCAAAGAGATATACGCACGAGATGGTGGTAGTTTCTTATTAAACCCAGACATTTATGGTTATTTAGGTAATAGAAGCGATTATGTTACTCCTATGCCTATCAATCAAGCTTTAACACCAACTAGTCCTGATTGGCAAGCTACAATGCAATCTTATAGTTTAGCGTTCAAAGAAACAGCAGCATACTTTCAATATGGTGTTACTGGCATGGCTTTACCTGTACCGTTCGGTAAAAGAGAAATAATTTATATTAAACAAAACCCGCAAAGTAATAGTGTGTACGGATTAAGTCCTATTCAAATATTAGCTGACATAATCACCACATTAGTATATGGTAGTGCTTACAACTTAGATTTTTATATGAACAACAACATGCCTGAAGGAATCATGCAATTAATTGGTATGAAAAAAGAACAATTAAAGAGTTTCCAACAACGTATGCAAAAACAAATCAAAGTAAAAGACCCTAAAACAGGGTTCTGGCGTAAGATTGGTTTTAAAGTTCCAGTTGTGAACGTTGAAGCAAAATTTACACCTTTTCAATTAGATCCTAAAGTAATGCAAATCATTGAACAACAAGATTGGTTCTCCAAACTTGTATGGGCATGTTTCGGTATTACTGCGGACGAAATGGGATTCACTACTAATAGTAATAGAGCTACTGGTGAATCACAAGGAGCAGTTTACAAACGTAAAGCTGTACGACCAATATTAGGTTTATTAAAAGTTCATTTCGATAAAGAAATCATTACTGAATTTGGCGAAGACTTACACAAATCTTTAGAGTTCAAATGGGATGATTATGATCTAGAAGAAGATTCAAAAAAGCATGATTTGTTAGAACAAGAAATTAGAATGGGTATTAAAACACCTGAGATGGTCGCTGACGAGTTAGGTATTGACGTGATAAAGTTAGAAGCATCACAAGCAAAACAACGTGACGTTGAACAATCAATGGTTGATGACGCAGAAAAAGAACAACAGTTCGGCGAAGAAGCTAAAGTTAAAATTAACGAAATAAAAAAGAGTTATAAAAGTGTTAATTTAGCGAACCCGTTAGAGAAAGAGATTGTGAGAAATCTAAAGCAAAAAAGCAAAGAAATATTGGACGCTATTAAACAAATGGATAAATCAGAACTAGATAAAATACAATGATTGACGTAGAACTAAAAAGCATATTAGACGATTTAATGTCAGGTTTCAAAAAAATACTTGATGTTGGATTATTAACTGATGATGTATATACTAATTTAAGGAAAGAGTACGATAAAGGTTTAGATTTAGCTGAAACACAGTTTAATATGAACTTTGTTAGAGATTATAAACGTCTTGATGTGTTGCAAAAATATACTTTTGATAATATTAAAGGTATGAATGAAGATATAGCACAAAAACTTAAACAAGTCATTAGTCGTGGTATATTAAACCTTGATTCGATAAACACAATACAAAAAGGTGTTCAGAAAGTCATGGATATAGGTATTGATAGAGCCAGAATGATTGCTAGGACTGAAACAGTTAGAGCTCTAAACATGGGACACATTGACGCTGCACGACAAACCAATTTAAAGTTAGTTAAACGTTGGGACGCACATTTAGATAAACGTACAAGCCCTATATGTAATGCGTTGGACGGACAAGAAGTTGGGATGAACGAAAAGTTTAAATGGCAAGGACAAGAGTTTGACGCTCCTCCAGCACATCCTAATTGTAGAAGTACAGTTATATTTATACAAAAAGATGATGAAAAAAGTATATCAGATTTAAATGTTGATTTAAAACATAAATATACTAGACGAACAGGTAGTCCAGGACATTATATTTATTATTATAAAGACCCTAAAACTGGTCGTGTTAGTTCATCACGAGATAATAAACCTAAAAGAGTATTAGCATTAGAAGATGATATTACTAGTAATATTAAAGATTATTTTAAAAATGTTTCATGGGATAATTTTAAAGATAATCGTAATAATATGAGAGAATTAAGAGCAGCTACAGGTATTGTTTATAATAAAAAGAATCAGTCTTGGGAAGAGTTTATGACAAAACAAAGAGAGTTCGCTTTTGCTTTTATAGAAACACAAGGAAGTAATCTATCTAAATCTATTAAGAGTATGAAAACAAAATTTGATTATGATACTTCTAAAGAAACAATAGAAAATAGTAATAATACAGCTAGTATATTAGGTCATTTAAGAGAAGGATTCACAAGTTATGGCGGAGATGAACAACAATCTAAAGACAGAATAAAAATGGCTGAAACATTACAATCTTTATTAGATGGTGATGTTAAAGAAACTAATAAGGCTCTTAAATATATGGGATTTAAAGAAAGAGTTAAAAAAGGTGGATTGCGTGAAGCTACACAAAAAAAAACTGTTGAAGAAGTTAAAAAATCATTAAAAACAGAAGAAATCAATGGTTTAAAATATCAAATAAGCCCTTCATATATAAAAAATAGTAAGTCTTTCAAGACAGAAACAGAACTTAAAGAAAGATTTAAAAAAATAGCTGATAGTTTATCGCCTGGTGCTAAAAATATAATAAAAGATGGTGATACTCAAATACATTTTACTACTAGGACAGAAGCTAAAAAGATAAGTAAAGCTTTGGCATCAAATCGTGTATTAGGGTATTATATGCCTAGTTCTAAACAAATATTTATTTTTCCTGAGAAAACAGGCATACAACAATTTAGAGTTAATCCTAATGAACTTAAATCTGCAGGTTACGATGATAAAACAATTAATAAGATGACTCAAATAATTGGTAAACAAAGTTGGGAGCATACGGTAACTCATGAAATTGGTCATGCAGTAGCACTTAATCCAGAAAATATATTTGATAAAAAAGAAGAAGAGTATAACTCTTTTATGATTAGAGAAATGCGAGGGCAATCAAAAAAACAAAAAGAAATAGCTACAGCATTAGGTGTAGAAATAAGTTTGAGTGATAAACCAAAAGAAGAATATATTACTTCGTATGCTGAAAGAGGAGGGCGAGGAGAAGATTTTGCTGAAACGTTTTCGTATTATGCTATGAATAAAAAAGAATTAGATAAAGCTATTGATAAAGACGAAGCATGGTTAAAATTAAGTCATACTTTAAGAGAAAAGTTTAAATGGATGAGGAGTAATTTATGGTAATAAAAATATATTATAATAATAAAGAGATGGGTTATATTAAAGATAATAAAATAGTTTTTACTAAAGGACCAGATTTAAATCCTTTATTAGACAAAGCAGTTTATTCTATAAATGAAGTTGAAGATGATATGGGTAATATAATTTTTAAAGAAAAAATAGGTTTAATACAACACAAATTATTATTTTTAGTTAAAGACTTAGGGTTTATTTTAAAGGAGGTCAAACAATGATTATTAATATTAGTTGGATGCAATTTCAACAACATTTCTTAAAAACAGATAAACTAGTTTATGTTATAGAAAATCCAGAATCTTGGTGTTTATATGTCAATGACAATACAATGATAATTAAATCAACTGTTATGAAATCAGAAAAACCTGAAGAAAACTTTGCGTTTGTTGACAGATATATTAATGGTATGAACATCATTAAAGCTGATTATATAGTTGAACATAAACCTGTTAAGTTGAGGTTAATACAAGATGACGTATGATTCTAAAGTTTCGCAAGAAGAACAGAAACAGTATACTTATGAAAACGAAGATACTCTTAGTTTCACTGTTACTGATGATTTAAGTGGATTAACTCATTTAAGAATAAGTGCTGCTGGTAGAAAAGAACAAAGAGAATAGTTAGTTATGAATAAACAATTAAATACTTTTAAAAAGATTAAAAACGAAGGTGATTATATGAAAACATTTAAATTTACTACTAATAGTTTGGAACATACAACTATTGGACTTAAAGGTGAAAGAGAATACTACGTTAAAGGATACATTTCTACTGATGAAATTGATAGAGCTAACGAAGTAGTAACCAGAGACGCTATGAAAGGTATGGTTGCACAAATTAAAAGTGGTAGCGTAAAATTAGATATTGAACATTCAACATTTACTGGTGAGAACGACATTCCAGTTGGTAAAATAATTGATGCAGGTATTGATAAAAAAGGTGTATGGGTAAAATGTACATTAAACAAAGCACATTCACGTTTCAACGAGTATTGGAAAAGTATTGCTAACGGTTTCTTAGATGCTTTTAGTATTGCATACAAACCAATACAAGTAATGAAAGACACTATTAATGGTGTACAAGTAACATTACTTAAATCACTTGAATTATTAAACGTAGCTATTACAGGTAACCCTATCTGTAGAACTGCTAAAATGACAGAGAGTTTTTACAAATCATTAAAATATATTAATGAGAAGGAGGATATTAATATGACCGACGAAATTAAGGTTGAATCTACACCAGTTGTAGAAGAAATTAAAGAAAATAAAGAGGTTCAAGAAGAAATTGTAGAACCAGTTGTTGAAGTTAAAGAACCAGCAGTTGAAGAAACAAAGGTAGAACCTGAAGACGAAGTAAAGGAAGAAGTTAAGGTTGAAGAACCAGTAATCAATCCTTTAGACGCTATTAAGAGTTTAAATAGTGAAATGGCAACATTAAAAGCTTATAACGAAAAGTTAGACGCTGAATTAAAAGCTCTTAAAATTAGAATTAATAAACCAATTCTGAAAGCAATAGCAAACACAGAGATAAAAACAATTGACATTCCAACAAAGGAGTTAAATCCATTGGACATGCTTTAAATAAAAATAATAGGTGAAAATATATGGCACAAACAAAAGGATATGGTTCAGCAGATATTGCTGGAGCTTATGAACAAAGTTTTGGTAATTTACCAAACAAAACAGTATATCAAGATGCAGCAGGATTAAAATCTGGTGTTAAAATTGATATGAGAGAAAACGTAAAAGGCGCATTTGACGTTGGTATGAAAGCACACGGAGTAACTTCTGGTGGTGTAGGTACTGCAGGATACGCTATGATTCCAGTATTCGTTGATCCAAGAGTTATTGATACAACTAGAAAATACACTCCAGTAGTAGAAATTATTCCTAGAGTAACAAATCAAGGTATGTACGCAGATTATAACATTATTACTGCTAAAGGTGGAGCAATTACTGCAGCAGAAGACGCTTCTTTAAGTGAAACTAACACAACTTATGACAGAGCTAGTACAGCAATCAAGTTTATCTACGCAATTGGTAGAGTAACAGGACCAAGTATCGCAGCACAACCAAGTTATGTATTAGCTGGTATGATGCCAGGTGCAGGAGCAACAGGACCTTTCTCAGACCAAAGTGCTAGTAATGCTTTACAACAAGAAGTACTAATTAAAACTAGAGAAATCAGAGAAAAAGAAGAATCTTTAATTATTAATGGTAATTCTGGAAGTGATGTAACACAATACAGTGGAATTGTAACTTTAATGAGTACAACTAACACAGTAGCAAAAGGTACTACAGCATTAGGATTAAATGATGTTAACTTAGCTATTCAATATGCTTTTGATGATGGTGGAAGACCAAACTTAGCAGTATGTTCAAGTTCAGTTTACAGTGATTTATTAGGTTTACTAACACAAAAGATTGGTTACTTGAAAGCAGAAGCACAAGTATTCTGGGGATTCACTACAATTGTATTACATACAATGGTAGGTTCAATTCCAGTTATTCCAAGTATGTATATGACTAACGATTCAGGTAGCAAAGCTATTTATTTCTTAGACATGAGCGTAGTTGAAATGAGAGTATTACAAGATATGAGTTACGAAGAATTAGCTAAAACTAACGATTCAAAGAAATTCATGTTAAAAGTGTACGAAACATTAATTATTAAAAACACAAGTTTCTGTTCTTCAATTACAGGAATTAGTGCATAAATAATTATTTTTTTATTTTTTTTATAATTTTCAAAATATAAAGGTGAAACAACATGACTAATGTAAACACAACAGTAGTTGAATTAAGCCCTCTTGGTGGAGCAACAAATAGTGGATATTTTTTAGGTTATCTTGAACCTGCAGATAGAGCAGCTCAAAATGACACTATTACTATTACTAATTGTTCAAAAGTTTTAATGGCTAATCTAGTAGATAGCGATGATACTTTAGAAACTATGACTTATGCAACTAACGTTATAACAATGACAAGAAGTGACACAACAGCCGTAAATGGATTAGTTGTATGTCAACGAAATTAAATGAGGTAAAAAGTAAATGGTAGCAAAATTAATAGCAGCAACAGAAGTTGGTGCAACAATAGGAGCAGGAGCATCTATTAATTCAACAGGATTATGTGAAGGTGTTTATACAGCAACTATTTTAACAACTTTAGACTGGATTATTTTTTCAGATTTCTCTGAGATTAGTTCAGTACAAGCTTATACTACAGCAACAGGAGTTTATGCAACAGCATACGTTGATGGAACAACTAAAAACAAAGTTTTCACAACTACAACTGGAGCAACAACTTACATTATTAAAGGTATCAAAGCTTAAACATATTTTTTTTTATTTTTTAATATAAACAAACGAGGAAATAACAATGGATGAAAATTTTGAATTGGTAACAGACAAACATGGAAGAATAGCATTAGTTAAAAAAGTTATAGAAATTAAACCTATTATTGTTAAAAAACCAATAGTAAAGAAAAAAAAGAAGTGATTACAAATGTATATTAATACTAAATATGTTTACGGAATGGCTGGTATAACTTCAACTGAAGTATCAGAGACAGCTGTGAACGACGCAATACTTGCTGCTGAATCAGTAGTAGATAGATTAACTAATAGTACTTATTGGAACGTTGAATATAACGGAACTACAAGCAGTGCAGATACAACAACAGTTGTTGATAATAATGCTAGTTGGTCAACTAACGATTTTGATAATGAAATAGTATGGATTTACAAAGGTACTGGTAAAGGTCAAGTTAGAAGCATAATTAGTAATACCGCAACAACTTTAACTGTTGATTCAGTATGGGATGTAGCATTAGATACAACTTCATTATATAGAATAGTTCACACAGGAACAAACGCATTTATTAAAAACGAATTAAGAGATGGAGATAACACAGATGAGTTATTTTTAGATAATCAACCTTTAATAGTTTTACAAGATGTTAGTATTGATAGTGTTGACGTAACTCCAACAAACATTTACCAATATAAAGCCCAAGCTAGATTAATATTAAGTACTGACGCTGAAGCAAGTAATTGGTCTAGTAAAAAAGCACAACTTAACGATATCAGTTATTGGTATGGAGTATATCCAATAATTAATTTAGTGAAAAGATTAACAGGTATTTATGCCAGTCTTTTCATATTACAAACCCAAATGGGTACAACACATAACATTCCATCAACTTATAGTTTACCAGAAGGTAGTGTGACTATAGGACAAGCTTACATTAATATTAAAGGAACATGGGACACTTTAATGAGAAACAAAGTTTACATGGAAAAATTAGTACCTAAATATGCGAGTTTTTTCGCATAATTATATTTTAACTCACAGACGAGTATAAACAGTTAACCAGGAGGTTTTAAAAAATGAGTATAAATTTTGCAAATGTTACATATAAAACAATGATAGATAATTTTGCTAAAACTATTTCTAAGACACCTGTAACTAAAACTACTAGTAATGTTAGCGGTCAAGAAACATTAACATCTGGAACACCAGTTAATATAAGTGGTGCTTTCTTTCGTAAAGAAGACGTATGGGCTCAAAACAAAGAAGGTTTATTTCAAGGTGCTGATGCAATATTCATGGCTAATACTGACGTTGTTTTCAATAAAAATGACATATTAAGTTATGACAATGAAGATTATAGAATATTAAAAACCATTGAACGAAAGTTGGGCACAACTCACTTTTATAATATGG